CATGGCGCAAAGATTACCGGCGATGGTCGCCTTATGGTGCCGCTCTTCGACTCAGATGGTGCGCTCGCCAGCCTGCAATACATCGACGCCGAGGGCGGAAAGCTTTATCACCCAGGCGGCAGCGTAGGCGGTAAATTTTGTATCATTGGCACGCTGGACGTTCCTGGCGTGCTGTACGTGGCCGAGGGCTTCGCTACTGCCGCCACCATCCATGAGGTAAGCGGCAGGCCTGTCATTGTGGCTTACAGCGCCAGTAACCTGGTGCCCGTCACTGGTACGCTCCGTGATTTATACGGGCAGGGCCAAGATATTGTGATCGTGGCCGATAACGACGCCAGCGGAGTGGGACAGCGTTACGCCGAGCAAGCCTGCGCAAAGTACGGGGCACGTATGGTGATGCCGTCTATCCAAGGCGATGCCAATGACTACGCACAGGCCGGGCATGATCTGGCGGGATTGCTTAATCCACAGTCTGATAAGACCATGCTGGACAAACTAAAAGTAGTGTTCGGAGACGGCCTATCCACAGACTATGAAGCCCCGAATGAGTTAGTTGAGGATTTCATGACCATCGGCGGGATGGCCGTGTTGTACGGTGACAGCAACAGTGGAAAGACGTTTTTTGCGTTGTCACTCGCCGCCCATATCGCCACCGGCCAGCCATTCTTCAAGCGCCAGATCGACCCTGGACTTGTGGTGTATCTAGCTAGTGAAGCTCCTGGCTCGATTCGCTCCCGTATGCAGGCCATCAAAAAGCATTACGGATGCAGTCTTGAAAACCTGGCGATGGTGCCGGTGCCGCTTAATTTTTACGCCAACGAAGGCGATGCTCGTGACGTAATAGAGCTGGTCAAAACCATTGAGCAGATCAAAGGCAACCCCGTCCGTTTAATCATTGGCGATACCCTGGCACGCATGAGCGCCGGGGCCAATGAGAACAGCGGCGAGGATATGGGGCCAGTCATGGCTCGCTTTGATTCCGTGGCACAGGCCACCGGTGCTGCCATGTTAATTATTCACCACAACGGCAAAGATCAAGCCAAAGGCGCGCGCGGCTGGTCAGGTATCCGAGCGCATATTGATACCGAAATTGAAGTAATGGAAAAGGATGGAATAAGGTCTGCCACCATCACCAAGCAAAGGGAATTACCAGGTAAAGGTGAGGTTATATATTTCCGTCTGGAAGTGGTGGAGATGGGTATAACCAAGTTCGGAAAACCGGCGACTACTTGCGTCGCGGTGCCAGATGAAACCGCCAGCACAGAGCAGCCTCACAAGAAGCCCACAAAGCACGATGAAAACGTCAGAACATTTGAAAGGGCATGGTTTAATAGTGGCGCAGAAATAAGGGAAGATAAACCATATATAAGTAGATCGGCTTTGAGGGAATTACTTATATCTGACGGCATGTCAGAGCGCACCGCCAAGAACAAAACCGAAGCCAGCCGGTCAGATGGCATCATCGCGCCCATGCTCAACGCCGGAACCATCGCACCGTTTGAGCATGGCTGGGTGGTAGTTGATGGGGTGCAGGCAAGCGCTTTGATGCTCAAAAAAAGTGCCCCTGAGTGCCCCTGACTGCCCCTAGGGGCTTTAGGGGCGTTTAGGGGCGATTGTGGAAAAATCAACAAAAAACGCCCCGCCCCTGCCCCTGACACGTATACGTCAGGGGCGGTAGGGGCATTGTTGATTCGGCAGGGGCAGGGGTAGGGGTTGCGAACAATGTGCAATGACGCACAATGTGCTAGGATGAGGGGGAAGTGATGCAAGTCGGCGGTGAGCACTACCAGAAAGACATCCAGCCAGTGGAGGCTATGCAAGCCTGGATGAGTCGGGAAGAGTTGCAGGGGTTTTATTGGGGCAATGTTATAAAGTACGTGGCGCGGTGGAAGGATAAGGGCGGGCTGGAGGATTTGAAGAAAGCCCATGATTACCTTGAAAGATTAATTGGAATTCAGGGGGAATAATGGAAGATATGATTGGCGTGGTTTTATATGTGTTTATATGCGCCGGGTTTATTATGATGGCTTTGGTGGATTAAAAATGACTCAATATATTATTGGCGTTTTGTTGTTTTTCGGAATGGCGAGCGGTTCCGCTGCAAATACTTATGAATGTAAAGTGGATGGACGCGGCATCATGGTTTGTTATCCTAAACCTCGTGGGTTTTGATAAAGACAATGGCTAAAACCTATCCTCAAAGCATTGAGCGTCGGCAAATAGCCGATAAAGTATTCAATGAAATGCGGCAAGGTTTGAGCGCGTATAAGGCTTGCGTGAAAGTTGGGATTCCTCAATCAACTTTTAATCATTGGTTGAATGATGATGCTGAAATGGCGGCAGATTACGCGCGCGCAAGAGAAGAATTGCACGAATTCATCGCTGCCGAAATTGTTGCAATTGCTGACGCTCCTGTGCCTTCAAACGAAAAGGGCGGCCTTGATCCTGGCGCGATTCAGAAACAGCGATTGCAGGTTGATACCCGAAAGTGGCTGCTGTCGAAGCTCGCGCCCAAAAAATACGGCGACAAGATCGAGGTGTCTGGCGATGTAGATAACCCGCTCAAGATCGAACGCATCGAGCGAGTTGTGGTTGGCGAAGTGATTGAGCAGCGTGCCCTTGAAAAAAAAGTTGAGGATGATGCTTGACATGTGCGAACATTGTGCGTAGTATTCAGTTCAGCAGCACATCACAACACAGACAGGAGCCGCAAAATGATTTACACCCCAGAACAAACGGCCAAGATCCTCGATGCCATTAACGGCATCGAGATGTCGAACAACGGCTGGAGTTGGGTCGAAAACGACCCCGCGCTGATCGGCGCCCTGCGCATCGCGGGTTATCTGGTGTTCGAAGTGCGTGGCGGCATGAAGGCTTACACCCGCGCCGCGCAGGAAGCACTGGCGTCCGAATACAAGGCGCATGGCCCCGCATCTTTCGCAGTACCGGCGCGGGCAGTGCGCAACACGCCCCAAGAACCCGGCTTCGACTTCGAGGCCATGATTCTGGCGCGTCAGGAACGCTGGATGATGGATGCCTAAACATAATTCGCCCCGCTTCGGCGGGGCATGACAGGAGATCACCATGCACTACATAACTGCACAAAAGAATAAACGCATAATTTTGGCTGGGCCTTACAAAAGCCCAGAAGATGCTCAAGTCGACATTGATATTGCCAAACAACAAGGATCTATCTATTTCGATTTTTTCATTGAAAATGCACAGGTTGAATACATTAAAGGATTTCGAGGCGCTGGAATATTTACCAAACAAAATTTAGAAATGGCGATGGAGTTTCAGAATACGCAGCCCGCTTGGTTTTCCAAAGTGTGCGAATCAGTCAAAAAATTGGCAAAGGATGCTTAATGCACTACATCACCGGAATAAACGGCATGCGCTACCGCATTTTGGCGGGGCCGTACAAAAGCGCACAGGCAGCATCGGCAGACATTGAGCGGGCGCAAGAGGCTGCGGCCTCGTATCACGACGGAAGCTTTGACCGGCTTGAAGTCGAGTCCATCGAAGGCTTTAACGGGCCTGCTGCGCTCAATCTAAGGGGCTTTAGTGTCGCATCCTAGCCCTACCCCTGAACAAGTGCGCGAAACCCGCTCTAAGGCGGGTTTAAGCGCTTCCAAAGCGGCATCGTTGATCTATCGCAGTACCCGCAACTGGCAACAGTGGGAGCTTGGCGAGCGAGCGATGGACCCGGCGCTGTTCGAACTGTTTTGTTTAAAGGTGAAAAATGAACAATCCTGCAAGTGACCTGATAGCACTTAAGAAAATTTGCAATGAGTTGCAGCGTGTCATTGCTTATTCGAATTCCGATAAAGAAGAGGTTGCGAGGCTGGCTGATGACGTGGTGTTTCTTGGTGAGCAGATGAGAAAGTGGGCGAGGGCTGAGTGACCACTCTCAAGATTCAAACCCCGCGCTGGGCGTTGCCCCTGCTCAAACCAGCGCGATATAAGGGCGCATACGGTGGGCGAGGTTCGGGGAAGTCTCATTGCTTTGCAGAAATGCTCATCGAGGAACACATACTGAACCCGTCCAGTCGGTCAGTGTGTGTCCGAGAGGTACAAAAATCTCTGGCGCAATCGGTAAAGCGTTTGCTTGAAATGAAGATTGAGCAAATGGGGGCCGGCGCTTATTTTGAGGTTCAAGAGGCGGTGATTAAGTCACGCAAGGGCGATGGATTGATTATCTTTCAGGGGATGCAGAATCACACGGCTGACTCGATTAAGTCGCTGGAAGGATACGACCGGGCTTGGGTCGAGGAAGCGCAGAGCTTGAGCCAGCGCAGCCTTGACCTGCTGAGACCAACGATTCGCAAGCCTGGCTCAGAGCTATGGTTCACGTGGAACCCAAACCAGGCAAGTGATCCGGTTGATGTGCTGCTACGCGGATCGAACCCGCCGCCTGATTCTGTAATCCTGCCCGTCAATTACGACGACAACCCGTGGTTTCCTGAAGTGCTTCGCGCTGAGATGGAATACGATAGGCGGCGCGACCCCGACAAGTATTCGCATGTCTGGCTCGGGGGCTACCTGCAAAACAGCACGAGCAGGGTGTTTAGCAACTGGCGAATCGAGGAATTTGACGCACCGAAAGACGCGGTTCATCGGCTTGGCGCTGACTGGGGGTTTGCCAGCGATCCGACAGTGCTAGTGCGCTGCCACATCGTGGGGCGCACGCTTTACATCGACCACGAAGCCTACATGGTGGGGTGTGAAATTGTGAATACGCCTGACCTGTTCATGACGGTGCCGGAAGCTGAGAAGTGGCCGATGGTGGCCGATAGCTCACGCCCAGAAACAATCTCGCACATGCGGGCACATGGCTTCCCAAAGATCATGCCAGCAGTTAAAGGTGCGAAGTCAGTCGAGGAGGGGATAGAATGGCTCAAGAGTTTTGATATTGTTGTTCATCCTCGTTGTAAGCACACAATCGACGAATTAACGTTATATAGTTACAAAACAGACCCTTTGACTGGTAAAGTTTTGCCTATATTGGAAGATAAAAGCAATCACGTTATTGATGCGCTAAGATACGCCTGTGAAAGCGTAAGGCGCGCACAGCCTAAAAAGTTGGAAAACTTTGTGCCATTGCCAACAATCAATCGATGGGGCGATACTGCGCGCAGGCACTAGGAAAAAAATATATGGCTCGAATCTCTAAAGACCAGTACCTTGCAAACCTGCACGCTGAGGCGCTGGCAGAGTTCGATAACATTCAATCGGCATTGCGCGATGAGCGGCTACAGTGCCTGCAAGATCGGCGTTTTTACTCGCTGGCTGGTGCGCAGTGGGAAGGGCCGCTCTGGGATCAGTACGAAAATAAACCAAAGTTTGAGGTGAATAAAATTCACCTTGCCGTTATTCGTATCATTAACGAATACCGGAACAATAAGGTGTCGGTGTCGTTTGTGAGCAAGGAAGGCGAAGAATACGACAGCCTGGCCGATACCTGCGCCGGGCTTTATCGGGCCGATGAGCAGGATAGCGTTGCCGATGAAGCCTATGACAACGCATTCGAAGAAGCTGTCGGCGGGGGGTTTGGTGCGTGGCGCTTGCGTACCGAATACCAGGATGACGAAGACCCAGAGGACGATAAACAGCGCATTCGCATCGAGCCGATTTTCGATGCAGATTCTTCGGTGTTTTTTGATCTTGAAGCAAAGCGCCAAGATAAATCAGACGCCAAGAAATGCTTTGTCATAACCTCGATGACTCGCGAGGCGTATAAGGCAACTTGGGGTGATGACCCGACTAGCTGGCCGAAAATCGTACATCAATCTGAATTCGACTGGTGCACACCAGATGTTGTGTATATCGCTGAATATTACCGCGTCGAGGAAAAGAGCGAGACGGTGCGCATATTCCGCACGATCTCGGGCGATGAAGAACGGTATAGGCAGGCTGAGTTCGAAGAGGACGAAGAGCTTGAAGATCGTCTTGCCGCCATCGGCTCGACCGAAGTGCGCTCTAAAAAGTACAAGGTAAAGCGCGTTCGCAAGTACATCATGAGCGGCGGCG